AACATGACGAACAACAACACCAAGACCTTCGTCTACCCCTTCTGCCTCGACACCGCCAAACACCAGCCGACGGGCACTCTGAACTTCTCTCGCCTCGACTCTGCACGGATTCTTTCAGAGACTGACAACATCACGAGCAAGATCTACGCAGTCAACTACAACATGCTCAAGATCAGCAACGGTATGGCAGGACTTCTGTATGCCAATTAAATCTCTGATATTAATAAATCAGATGAAGTTCTGGCAGTACGTGGTGCTTGCTGCATTCTTGTTTGTGTGCATGTATGATCCCAAGTCGGGTGGGTTGGAACAGTATATAGGCGCGACCCCGGGAGGCGCCAAGAAGCCGTGTTGCGACGAGGCTCCCATCGGGCGTCAGTGTGGCGCTTCTCATTACCAGTCTGTTCAGTTCGCCGAACCGGGGATGGGATGCCCCCGTGAAACCCCACAGGCTAAGGGTGGTGCGATATATAATCGTTAAAAAACTTCAGGTATATACAAATGATCTCGATTAACCGAGACACCGTTTCAATTGTTGTTGCGCTCCTCGTGGCAGCCGCTGGCTACTACTTGTTCGTGGAGCTCAAGAAGCAAAAAGGTGACATTGATCGTTGTAAAACGTTCAGCATTGAGTTGGCCAACAAGGTTCACGCCCCTGCACCACCACCACCACCGATGGCACCCCCTCCCGTGTCTGACGAGGCTCCCGTGGCTGAAGAGGAGGAATAAATTTCCGTGTAGTTATCAAGAGGACCATGAATGACCTCATGCACGAGGAACGGCATAAAGCCATAGCCATCCCTGTGTGCATTTCAGGAGGTCATCCCAGGTTCCTCACAGTCCGGGACCGAAGATTCAAAGACTGGATCTTCGTGGCAGGGGGTTGCAGGAAGAGGGAGGTGAATAACCCCCTTCGATGCGCCCTTAGGGAGTTGGAGGAAGAAACAAGAGGTGTAATCTCTTTGAAAGAAGGAGAATACACCTCATACACCTTCAGGGCTCTAAACCGGACAGATGAGGAACTAAGGGATGATAAACTGAAAGGCATACAGGTAGTGTCTGTATATCACGTATTCATACTATTTGTCGACATGACCCAGCACGAGAGAGATGACACCATTCACAAGTTCAACACAGAGAGGGCGAAGATGGACGCCATGAAGTTGAGACACATGCCAATCAAGCGCACATATGATGAGAATGACATGATGTTGTGGTCCACCCTCGAGGACTTCAGTCAGAAGAAGCAGTGGGATCTCATCAAATACAACGTCCTCAACAACCCCGAATTCTGCCGCAAACTGCACGATTCTCGTTCCATCTTTAATATCAAGAGGAGTTATATACACAATGCCCCAGTCGGTGGTGACTGCAGAATTGAAAGATCAGGCGGTTCAAATGGCAAGGGAGGAGAATGCCCCCCAAGAGACTGTGGACGTCCTCATGGGAATGAAGGCAAAGGACCTTGTCAATTGGATGAAGGAAAGGAGGATGAAGGCGAATTCTTCCCAGTATGGAGAAGTGGGCGACGAGGAGGATTGCGGAGTGCTGGTAAATCGTTTCTCGGCGATGTATAAAAAGTAGGGAATATAGTATAATAATAGAGATGATCAAGCAGTGGAGTAAACAGAATGCATTCAACAATCGAAAACAACTTTCACACGTGCTTATGGACGGTGGCGTCCTGTCAATCCCGTATGAAAGATTCGAAGAATTCAACGATACATACATCAATGCCGTGAGTCAGGGTGAGAAGGTGTTTGTGGTGGAGCAGAAGACACCAGTATACAACTTCTTCATGGATCTCGACTACAAAGATGATGAGCAACTGGATATGCATCAGATTGAAGTCATCTGCAAGACCATATGCGACAAGGTGAACACTCTGGGAGGGCAGAGGTGTATCATATGTGTCGCAAACCCCAAGATGGTGGATGATAAAATCAAGACTGGTATGCACTTGAACTGGCCTGGGTTGCGTGTGGATCAGACGGGGGCTTTGAGCATTCGAGCGCACGTGGTTTCCCTTTTGAGAAAGACGTATATGGCTGTCCAGTGGGAGAAGGTCATAGACGAGTCTGTGTATCGTGGAAGTGGGTTTCGTCTCCCATGGTCGCACAAAATGTCCAAGGGGAAGGTTGAAGATCCGTATCTTCCCATAGCAATCTACGAGGCGGGTGAGGGTGCGGGACCCTTCAAGGCTCGTGGAAAGTGGGTGAGTGTTGGACAGGAACCATCGTTAGAACACCTGCAGATGGCGACGGTGCGCCTTCCGCCAGACTCGGAAGCCATGGATATACAGCCAGGTCCAGACCTAAAGCGCAAGATGGAGGGTGGGTTCACCTCCGCACAGACGAAGAATGAAGTGAACGACATTGAGTTGACGGCACTTCTGGAGACGTTTGTGCGAAAGAATATGCAGGGGCAGCAGAATACCCGTCTCACGAAACTGTTCAAGAGCAAGACGGGGTTTCTGGTGAGCACACATTCCCAATATTGCGAGAATGTCCGCAGGGATCATGGGTCCAATCACGTGTGGTTTCTCGTAGATAGCAAGGGAATCATATGTCAGAAGTGTTTTTGTAGGTGCGACACAACAAAGGGGCGGTATAATGGATTCTGCAAGGACTTCACGGGTAGGAAGCTCCAATTACCCCCGAGTATTGTAAGGAAGATGTTCCCTGACAATAAAACATTTGACAATATCAAGAAGGCGATACTGCCCAATGCTGTTATCAATTCTGGCAAGCCTGTGTCTGCTAATCTGGCTCCTATATATACCAACAGTTTCCACGCGCCAAGGTATTAAACTGACTGGTATCAAAATAATGGTTCACGAGTTTTCTGGACTGAACCCCGAAGCGTATGGACACTTCCTCTCGAGTGTAACGATGTTCGAACGGAGTGCGGAAACCTCACCCACCATCGCAGCGTCCCATCTATACGACGCCATGGCGCACGCCACGGACATCGTTTATATGTGTACGGACGGCGGGGTGCTTGAGAAAATGGAGGGCATCGTAGGGGAACTCGCAATTCAAGGTGAGACTATCCTCATTCAGAAGTCATCCGAGATGGGGGTGCCTTTCAAGTCTTTATACTTAAAGGACTCAATGAATAATTAATAAATGACTGCACGAACACGTTCAGGTCGTGTGTCAAAAGCGCCACAGCGCTACGAGCCTGTCGAGATTCCGATCGACGACGATGTCTCTGAAACCGTTCCAGGGGATGACGAAGTGGATGATGATCTGGATGAGTGTGTATATTCAGATGACGAGGAGAGCGATAGTGACGAGGAGGACGCTGATGATGATGGTAACCTAGCTGGATTTGTCGTGGGGGATGAGGATGGGGATGAAGAGGTGGAGGTGGAGGTGGGGTCAGATGAGGACGAGTGGGATAGTGAATATGATTCAGAAGATGATGAATAGATGGAACTTTCTCCGCACGCTATACACCTCTCTATCATTACCCCAGAATCCGTGAACGTGAAATAACTCCTGCTGTGGCGAGACCTGGTCGTTCCTATACCAAACTCTCGCCACAACAGATCATCAGGTAGCCGTGTGTGCCATAGAACCCTGTGCGCCATCAGGCGATTCAGGCTGCGTTGTCTACAGGACATTAAAGTAAATGAAGAGAATAATGGAAACTGACCTTTCATCAGCCGATCCAGTTCAGGGTGCCGAGATCAACTTCAACGGTCTCCGTCCTGACCCCTATGCAGACGCGCCCCCGCAGCAGCAGGAGCACTACTCACCAGAGGAAGATGATCGCACCATGCTACCTCCCAGCCACCCACCACCTCAAGATTACATGTATTACGCACCACCTCCGCATATGCAGCAACCGCACATCTCAGAGCACCCGGCAAAGCCAGGAGATATATTCAGCAACATGGACAGGACAACCTGGGTGTTGTTGACTATAGCATTTGTTGTTGGTTTCTTTATAGGACGAGGGATGATACAACCTGTTATTCTTCGAGGAGGTTCGCATTGATATTATACCCATCTTCTTCCACCTCCCTTTCCAAATCTCGGAGAGCCATCTTCCTATCTAAAATATTCGTAGCCACATTCAAGTCGAGGATGTCATATTCGCCATCGAACTTTGCCATATCCGAAGAGTTTTGGCCCAACACCTCCGTCTCATACCCCTTCTTCACATCACTCTCCAACAGGTACGTAGCCCGTATCCTGTTGGATGGCAATTCACTCACGTCCCTCATAACAGAGGACGCATCAACCTGAGGACGTGTGGTTTCTTCTACGAGATCCCGCATGTTCACGAAATAAAATATCAACCCCAAGGCTACTAAGAGGTTCACCATATTCAAAATGGTATTGAATTTGCAAAGTATGTTTTCCATCTACTTTTCCTCAACATTTTCCTTAGCCAATTCCTCCTCTCGCTGCTTCTGACGAACCTCGATCTCCCCCTGAACAATGGCATCCGCCTCCTTAACCAACTCCTCAATGGGGGCATCCGGCTTCTCCTTCTTCAGACGCTCCAACACATCAGCTGGATGGCTCACCGGCGCCTCATCTGGCTTCGAGTAGAACTTGGAGTTCTCATCCCCCGGCTTGATATACTCCTGGTCTGGGCTCTCAATCATATCACGCTTGCGATCCTCAAACATCCGAGCCGCCTGCTTCTGATTCTCACGATAGCCCTCCATAATCTCCTGGAGCTTGTCGTTGGTGTAGTGGGAATCCTCGATCTTCGTGGGATCCGGGGGAATCAGGAGCCACTTATACATATCCACAACGTAAATGTCAAAGGTGCTGTCATCCTTCTGAAGGCGCTTTGCGTGATTAGCAGCCTCATCACGAGTGGTAAAGCATCCGCGGATCTTGATGCCGAACTTGTCGCACTTCTGTGGGGCCTCGGGTCCAACGACAGAGAGGCACGCGAAGAGCTGTCCGGGCACGGTAGTGTAATCCTGCTCAAGAGACATTGAGTGGTTTGATATATAAAGTTGTACCGCTTTATATATCAAAATGGAAGAGATTCGTAAGGCTAACAACCTTGTTAAGCGCTCTCTGATAGAGCAAGTCTGCAGAGACCGCAGGGGTTTGCAGGTGCTTGATGTCGGGTGTGGCTGTGGCGGAGATCTCCTCAAGTGGAAGGCTGCGGGGGCGAGGGTCGACATGTGCGACCCGGATCTTGATAGTCTGGATGAAGCCCGCCGAAGGGCGGATGGTCTGAAATATAGAGTGAGGTTCATTGAAGGGGATGTTCGCGCGTGCCCAAAAAAGCAGTATGACGTGGTGTGCTTCAACTTCTCCCTTCATTACATATTCTCAGATAGGGATACATTCATCCAGAGTATCAAAGCCATCCGCCAGCGAATGAAGCCTGGTGCAGTGTTGATGGGGTGTATGCCGAACGCTCAACACATCCTTGACGCTCTGCCGTTCCACGACCCCCTCGGAAACACGTTTCGTGCTTGTGGGCGCACGGGGTTCGGTGATTTCGGAGAGCAGGTGGAGGTTCAGTTGGTGGAAACGCCCTTCTACATCAACGGCCCCCGTCCAGAGCCGTTGGCATACAAAGACATGCTGGTGTCCACCTTGGAGCAAAAGGGTGTAATGCTGGAGATGTGGGAGCAATTTGATGGAACCCCGCTTCAGCAATTGTATTCGAAATTTTTATTTCGGTTATATTAATGGAGTTTGCATTAGTTTGCTGTGCTGCGGCGGGGTGCATTGCTATGACGGCGGAACCAAGTAGGTTTACGGAAGTTAAATTCAAGTATAAGGCGCTGAGGGAGCATTTGATAAAGATGGATGACCCCAGGTGGAAGCCTCTTCACACTGAGTGCGTGCTGGTGGGTGTCCACAGGGATTTGGGGAGTGGCATCGGGTGGAACACCAACAAGGGGTATGAGATCGGGGTGTGCATTGACGGAACTGTGAATCAGATTTTTCACGTCCTCCTCCATGAACTGGCTCACTGCACCGTCGAAGAGTATGAACATTCACCCCAGTTCTGGGAAAACTTCAGGGATTTGCGAAAGGTGGCGGAATCCATCGGTCTCTATGAGATTATTCCAGTAGAACAGGGTTTCTGTAAGCGAACTATCGTCGACTAAAAAATATCTGTTGATACTATAAATGGACAATCTAGCATCCGTCGGTCTTTACGCTGGCACCACAGGTGTCATCGCCCTCGCCATGGTCAACCCGAGCGGTGACAAGGGGCTTGCTCAGGAGTGGAAGGCGTTACTACTGTTTGGTATCATCCCCGCGATTATCAAGCAAGCTTCTATGATGTCAGAGGCGCGTATTAGCACAAAGGTTATACTGGTTTCATGCGTCGCAACGTTGGCGATCCATCTTCTACTTCGGGAAATGTCCGAAAAGTACAAGATAGCTTTCAAGAACCCATCACAGGCGAAGTCTGCTGAGGCCATCATGGCGTGGGGTGGCATCACGACTGTCTACGCAATGACACTGGCTGTTTCTATGTTCGCATTCAGCACCAGCAAGTTCAACAGTAGTGTGGTTGTAAAGTCTGCGGGCAACGTGTCTTCGGCGCCACCCGGTAATTTCCCAGGATCCGCGGGAGCCTAGGCACGAGCCATGAACCGCTGAGCGAAATAGAATACGAGGGCAGCGACCAGACCGGACATAACAAGACCGGTGGTGCCACGCTCCCCATCCACGAGAAAGTTGGGAATAGTCGTCCCAAGCTTCCCCTGGACGGGTTCGCTGAACGCCACAGAGGCGGCGAACGCCACCATAAGAGCCTGCATCTGCTCATCCGTGAGGTTCATGGGGTTCTGGGAATCAGCCTTGGCGGGCTGGGTGGCGGGTGGTGGACCCTGGGGCTGCATCATCATCGCAGCACCCTGATTGGGGGGCATCTGGGACGGCATCATCTGCGGCGGCGGACCCTGCATCTCCTCGTGCGAAAGAACCTCATCGATTGGCGTTGAATCCATCATTTCTCTGTTATCTGTTATACTATCTGTAGGATTTTTTGGTGGCGGTCCAAACGCTGCGGTCGGCTGTTCACGCACCGGTCGGCTGCTCTGGGACATCGTGGGTGGCGGGGGTTCCGCCTGCCCGAACGGAACCATGCCCTCTCCTGAGTCCTGAAGATTCATCGTTATCGGCTGACCTGCACCTGCCATGTGGTCTGATATATCGAATCAATCTTTTTTAAAGTTTTCAGCGCATACGTGTGTAGAGAATAATGCAGATCTTCGTAAAAACGCTCACTGGTAAGACCATCACATTGGAGGTGGAGTCATCTGACACTATCGACAATGTGAAGGCAAAGATTCAGGACAAGGAGGGCATCCCACCTGATCAGCAGCGCCTCATCTTCGCAGGGAAGCAATTAGAGGATGGACGGGTGTTGGCGGACTATAATATTCAAAAAGAAAGTACGCTTCATCTCGTGCTTCGTCTCCGTGGCGGGCAAATTATTAGGCAGTTCATCTGTCGTATGTTCAAGACACCTCCCACCTTTCCAATGCTGGGGAGGTGGTCCCTGAAGCACAAGTGTTCGAGTGAGGAAATTGTCGTGTTCAACGCAAACCGTGATCACTGCGGGGACAAGATATGTGGGAACCAAGAGGAGTACAAGAAGATGGCGCCTAGGAAAGTTTCGTGACTTTCGCAGCGGTCGTCGAAGGCTTGGCTGGACCCTTCTGGGCGTGATTGGGGTCATACCTCTGTTTGTGCATGCTCCACAATTGGGGCGAACAGCACTTGAAATTCTTGCGGATTGCAGCCCTGTACCAGAACACACAGTCTTCGATCTTGTTGGAGTGTTTGGTGTTGTCTAGAACCAGACATTCATAATTCTCCGTGCACGCATCCATGACCTTCTGGAACATCTGGAAGTGTGGAAAGATACCAAAGAATGCCTTGTAGAGCTTTTCTCTGTTCTGCACGATATTCTCGCGAAGGATGAAAACGTAATCGACGTTTGCTCTGAGATCTGGGGTCAGATCCATACAATACTGCATCGACAGCATGAAGAAGATCTTCCAGTGTCGACCGTTCATAAAGCACTGGCGGATGCACACATCCTTCATGAACTTGCGGTCGTACATACAGTCGTCCAGTAATAGGAATGCCCCAGGTGGTGTCTTATTCTTGATGGCGATGGATTTCTGGCGGTCCAGAACCCTCTCTATCGCATCTCTGTCATAGTCTCCGTATATACACAGGTCAGGGACAAATGATTTGTAGTGGTGATTGCCATCCTCCGTCGCAGACATTACGATGCCTGCTGGGAGGTGTTTCTTGTAGTACAGAACATCTGTAATCAGCGTGGACTTACCGGTCCCACGCTTGCCGATGAATACACACACCTTGTCATCCGCCATGGTGCGAGGGTCGAACTTCTTGAGCTGTATGTTCATAACGCTCTCTGCTATCCTCAATGAGTTTTTTGCCTGAAAATAATCCGCAGGTATAACAGAATGGCGAGTGGCCGTGTGGAGCTCGTTAGCACTGGCGTGCAGGATCAGTATATCACTGACCTCCCCACATTCACCTACTTTCACAAGCAGTATCGGCGGCACACCCGCTTCTCCACTGACACCATCATGAACTCCTTCGAGGGCGAGATGAACTTCGGTGGAACTCTCAGATGTATCATCCCTCGCAAGGGAGATCTCATAAAGACCATATACATCAAACTCAACCTTCCTATCCTGGCGGGCGCAGACTCGTCAGACTCCGTGGGGTATACAGATGGCATTGGGCACGCCATCATCGAATACGCAGATCTCCTGATTGGTGGGCAGACCGTGGAGAGGATTACATCCGAGACGATGGAGATCTATAACGAACTATACACCAGCGACTCTCACCAAGAGGCTCTGAAGCACACCGTGGGAAAGACGGGGACTCTGACAGGTCTGGGACCCGCATCAGGGACCGTGGTGGGCGAGTACGGCACCTACCCCCGCCAGTTCCTGGTAGCACTCCCCTTTTACTTCTTCCGCAATCCGAGCATGGCAATCCCCCTATGCGCTCTGGATAAGCATGATGTTGAGGTGGTCGTGAAACTCAGGGAACTCTCGAAGGTTGTGACGGCAGCCAGTCTCACGGAACAGCAACTTCAAGCGCTGAACATCGGAACCTCGAGCGTCACGGACGTCGTCCCAGATTTTGCTGCAAATGTCGCCATCCAGAGCGCTGTCTTGAGTCTCCAGAGTTCAGGAGACGTCCCAGGCACCGAGAATGTCCCCCCGAGCACTCTGGTCCCCAACGTCCCCCTGAAATTGGCAGGTAGTTCCCAGAGCGAAGTCGAAGTGTCAGTGCACGAGATCCCTTCAGGTATCACCGGATACGGTGTGCAGACCTCGGACGTCATCAAGACGTATGAAACCACGTGGCGTTCCAAGACGGGACAGTTCCCAAACCCCGATGGTGTGTACGGGGATTACCCCATTTCCATCATCAACAACGGAGTGTATGACAACCTGACAAACACAAACGTCAACTCAACGTCAATTCACGTCACCCCAGTCACAGACGGCAACGGAGACCCGTACTTTGACATCGCCCTCTTCAACATCAACGACGTTCCCGGCGAAAGCACAAAGTCCCTGGCGAAGTTCCTGACCACCAACGTCCCATCGTACCCACCGGTGGGTGCAATGATTACAGAGCCGACTGGGTGGTATCACATCATCCTCCAGATTGACCCAGACAACAAGACGCTGACCCTCCACGTCAACGGTGCGGAGGTGGCTACGGACGTCTCGTTTGTTGTGCAGTCCCTGGTTCCCGCCTACCACTATGTGATTTACGGAACTGATTTTGATTACCCCCACTCATCTTTCACATTTGATGACGGTGTGACGAGACTGTACCCCAAGGTGCAACTGGGTGCACTGGGAGTATTCTCGGGTGACACCACGGTGACCGAGTGTCGCACCCAGGCAGACCTGGATGACCCCACGAACAAGCTCAGGGGGACGGATCTCCACAGGTTCAACATTGCCAACACGTTCGAGGAGTATCAGGGGCAGAACGGTGGGTCGTACGCACCCAGGTGGTTGCCATTTTTCACAGACATTGGCACGAATGGTAATCTCACTGGATTGGTAAATGCGTCTAGCACTCCCGCAAAGGAAGCAGCGTATGATGTGGACTTCATGTGCACTCACAACCCCATCCCCCGCCTGGATGTCGGCGACAAGTTCATCTTCCTGTATACATCTTCCCAGCAGAACGGCGGAGGCGGGACGTCAGGTGGTGGGAACTTTCCCAGTGGCTCCGCCCCGGGACACACATACAACCTGAACACAAACTTCCGCTTCCACGTGTGGGAGGGTACCACAAAGTTTACCCTCCCCTCTGACGGATCCACGGACTGCCAGACGTTCCTGGAAAGCCTGCACGCCTGGGGGACACCGCGATTCGTGGTGTCTGGCGCCGACCCGAACCTCTCCCTGGGTACAACCCAGTACACCCTGGTATCTGACTCTGGGAACGGTGGGATTCTCATGAAAGGCAGGTACGCTACTGTCCCCGTTTCCGTACCCGTGATATCCACCATAGTCATCCGCCGCCCCGCTGGTGCCACCTGGAACCAGAGCCTCTTCATTAGGGATATTGTCATCACACTGAACGACGGTCTGAAGGTGACCCACGTGAAGGATCTGGTGGTTCATGACACCGACACTCTCCACAACCAGAATATGATTGGGGTGGCAAATGACGTCACCGATGGGGTTGCAACCTACGACGCCAGCACGTGGCTGATGAGCGTGTTCGATCAGCGCGATCAGACGACCGAGCCGCAGACGGGGTCGTTCAGTACCGGTCTCGGGTTTAATCTGTCTCAGAGCGCCCCTGATTCCGACCTGGCAACCATCAGGTTCTACGGGACCCCCGCACAGGTGGAGGTAATCTTCAAAGATGCGGGATACCAACAGTCCTCGGAGTTTGTGGTGAACGGTGAAAC